TACAAATTTAGGATTGATGCCTCAAGCTGGAGGTACTTTTACAGGAAAGATAACGCATAACTATACATCTAGTCTTACAATTCCATCTGGTACAACGGCTCAGAGAGACGGAAGCCCTGCTGTTGGCATGTTTAGACATAACTCAACATTGAACCAATTTGAAGGCTATAACAATGGTGCTTGGGGTGCTATCGGTGGAGGAGCTGGAGCTACTGGTGGTGGAACTGATGAGGTGTTCTTCGAGTCAGACCAAAATGTAACGACCAATTACACATTAAGTTCAAACAAACACGCCCACACCGTGTCCCCTACAATTAACTCAGGTGTTACTGTAACTGTGCCATCTGGTGCAATCCTTGTTATTCTTTAATTATGGCTTTAAACATTAACGGCACTACTGGTATTTCTGGGGTTGATGGGTCAAATGCTAGTCCAGCAATTCAAGGGTCAGACAGCAATACAGGACTTAGCTTTGGAACTGATACTGTCAATATCAATACAGGTGGAACGACTAGGGCAACTGTCGATAGTTCTGGAAACTTAAATATTCCCAATGATTCTGGAAAAATTCAATTAGGTACTTCTTCAGATTTACAAATTTATCACGATGGATCAAATTCATATATTAAAGATTCTGGTACTGGATTATTAATAATTGAAAGTAATCAGCTTCAAATTAAAAATGATGCTGCTGATGAAAAAATGATAGTAGCTGATGCTAATGGAGCAGTAGAGCTTTTTCATAACGGCAATAAAAAATTTGAAACTGCAAATTTGCAATGTATTGTAACTGGTTTATTACAGGCTTATGAATCACAAGGAGGTTCAATCTATGGCAGTAATAATAATAGCCATATATTACAGGCTGATAATAACGGTAGTGCAGCTTGTGTTATAGAACATTCTGGGGGTTCTTCTCCATATGGATTATTTCTGAGGTTTTCTGATGCTACTCCAGATAACAATACTAATTATTTCATAAGTTGTTCTGATGGCACAGATAGATTAATTATTTGGTCTGATGGTGATATTGATAATCACGATAATTCTTATGGTGGAACGTCTGATGTAAAATTAAAAGAAAATATTGTTGATGCTAAATCTCAATGGGATGATATTAAAGCAATTAGAGTCCGTAATTTTAACTTTAAAACTGATACACCATCTGATAAACGTATTGGTGTAGTAGCTCAAGAAATAGAAACTGTATGTCCATCCTTAGTTGATGAGCATCCAGATAAAGATGAAAATAATAAAGAGCTGGGTACAACTACAAAATCAGTTAAATATTCGATTCTTTATATGAAAGCTATTAAAGCATTACAGGAAGCACAAGCTAGAATAGAAACATTAGAGGCAGAAAAAACACAGATGCAAACAGACTTAACAGCCCTTACAGCAAGGGTAGCTGCCCTGGAGGCTGGATAAATGACAGCAAAGATTAAACTAAACGCAGCATCAGGTGGTGGGTCTTTCAGCTTACAAGCACCCTCATCATCTAGTAATAACAGGGTTCATTCTTTGCCTGATGTTGCAGATGGAACAGTACTAACAACAACAAGTTCAGATGCAGACCGATATAAAGCAGGGGAGATAGTTCAGGTGGTAACAGGTTCATTTACAAATGATTATAGTTCAGGTGATTTTTCAAATATTACCTCTACGACTTTTGTTAATTATGGCAATATGAAATTGACTATTACACCAAAATTTAATAATAGTAAATTAATCTTTGAAACTAATGTGAATAATAGATTAGATGACGAAGATGGCCTTACTAGATATGAATTATATGACACAACAAACAGTAGAGTCATTGCAGCAGAGGGAATATCCAGCCATTATTATGCTTCAACAAGTGCTTATCCTAGTCTTAATATAAGATTAATTGGTGACTCAGGTTATACAACAGCTTTAGTTGCACAAGTAAGAGTAAAAGTATCTAGTGGTGGTGGTACATTAAACACAGACTATAGTGCTGTATCTAGATATATGTCAATAATGGAGGTAAAACAATGAGCGAACTCAAAGTAAATTCGATAAAAGGGGTAGGAGCATCAACGGCTGCTATTACTGTAAACAATACTGATGGAACGTGTACTGCCAATATTACAAACAGAACCAATAAAAATTTAATAATTAACGGAGCTATGCAAGTGGCTCAACGTGGTACGTCATCTACTTCAACTGGTTATCAAACTGTTGATAGATTTACTTCTTCTTACGGGAATACAGGAAATACAGTAACGCAAGCACAAGCTGACGTAGCAAGTGGAACTACTCCCTATACTTTAGGATTTAGAAAAGCCTTAAAAATAAGCATGTCTGGAGCAGGTACAGTAAATAGTAATAGTTATATTGATAGTTTTCAAAAGATAGAAGCTCAAAATGTGGCAACTTCTGGTTGGAACTATCTTTCTTCCTCTAGTAATATTACAGTTTCTTTTTGGGTAAAAGTTAGTACAAATCAAACTTTCTATGTAAGATTATATGCAGATGATACTGGTAGTAAAACTTATTGCTTTAGTTATACAGCATCAGGAAATAATACTTGGACAAAAATAACAAAAACGATTCCTGGAAATGCTAATTTACTTTTCAATACTGATAATGGAGAAGGATTAAGAGTTCAATTTTATATGTTTTACGGAACAGATTATACTGGAACTCGTAATTTAGATACTTGGGAAACCGCAGGTAGTTCACATACTCCCGACCAAGCAACTACATGGTACACGGCAGGAGCAAGTACTTGGGAAATGACAGGATTACAGGTTGAAGTAGGCAGCGTGGCAACAGATTTTGAGCATAGGTCATTCGCACAGGAGCTTGCTTTATGCCAGAGGTATTATCAAAGATATAGAGAAGGAAATAACAAAAGTTTAGGTCTTGCTTTTGCATTTGGAACTAACGAAGTAGATTTACCAATATCATTTATTGTTCCAATGAGGGCTACACCAAGTTTAGAGCAAAACGTAGCAACTTCTGGATATGTAGGTATTGAAAACGATTCAGTAGGTGGATCACAATATGTAAATGATAATTTTACATTACAATTTGGTAGCACTAATGGCTGCAATCTTTATGCAGACCCATCCCCTACTTTAACAGTAGGACAAGCTGTGCATTTAACATTAAGAAACGCAGCTGCTTACCTTGCCTTTAATTCAGAACTTTAATTATGGCTATATATAAATTAAACAAACACAGCACAGAATCAGAACCAAGTTCTGTAACTCTTAATAAGGGAAATGGTATTTTTGTTTGTATCCCATTTGACGAAGCAAACACCGACTACCAAGAGTACCTCGCTTGGGTAGCAGAGGGAAACACAGCCGAAGCTGCTGACTAATTAACTTTCTCGTTTAATTGTCTTGTCATTATCCCCATAGTGACGTAGAGAGGGGATAGGGCTACAATAAGCAGTAATACAAGCACACTTGTAAAAGATAGTGCTTTTAAAATTGCAAATTTAATCATGCTAAGAAAAGTTCTTGATGCTTTAACTATCGTAACGACAATTCTTGTCTTGGGAATCCTTGGCGGTGGGTTTTTTACATTCAAATATGTGACTTCTGAGCAATTTAAGAACAAATTAATGAATGAAGTACTTTCCAATGTGCAGGGGCTAATGCCCAAAGTATTAGATAAAAATATACCTGATACAACTGGTAAATCTATACCATTACCATTTAAATAATTGGAAATACCAGAAATATATATTCCTGATATATCTATTCCTGTAATAAATGATCCACAGATAACAATACAACCATCATTTCCACAAGTACCCACTTTCGGTTGTACTTCCACTCACAGAGATACAAAAAATACAGGTAATTTTAATCTGATATTTGATGATCCAAGCGGTACAAGTACAAGCTGTCCTTATCCAACCTTTATACCTCTAAACTACCAGCCAGATCAGTTGATAATAGTCGAGGAAAGTCTGCCCTCCATAGATTCACCACCATTACCAAAATCACAGTCAACTGAAGTACCACCAATAAAAAAGAAAAAAGATGAAGATATTTTGCCACCCTGCCCTGGTAAATCAAACCAGCGAGTTGGAGATTTTCGTAACGAAAAACGCTTGGAACGTGTCATTGGCCATAAAAGAGGGGATGATGGGATTGAATGTATAACGCTTTATGAGGATGTCCCGTTCAAGGATCAGTACATTCCAGAAGTTTCTAGCATTGTATCTACTGCTGTTATTGGCTTGGTCGCTGCCAGTTCTCCACTTTTACTTAATATCATCAAACCATTAGTTAAGAATATCGTAAAAAAACTTACAAAGAAAAAAGATAAGGTAGAATAATTTCTAGACAAGTCTTACCACAGCCCGTGACTTGTCTTATTTTTTTGCGATGGCTAATATTAAAGTGGTGGTCATAAACCGACTCCTCACACACACTCCAAAGTAGGTAGGTTTTCTTTGTTCTCCTATCTACTTTTCTTTCTTTATCTCGTGGGTGTGAGGTATTACTTGATTAGGGGGGATTGTAACCTTTATCCCTTCACAACTAACGGCATAATCACCAACGAACTGAACACCAAGCTTTGCCTGTTCCCCGCATATTTTGAGCCTATACAAGGCCATCTCCATTTTGGTTTTTTCTATTAATAATTCCTGTGCCTTAATATTAACCTTTGCTGCCCTCTGGCATAAATCCTGACCCTTACCAAGTGGGATATTGAACTGCATACTGATTCCATAATTTAAATTATAATTATCCTTTTCAAACCGTGGTGTCTCCTGTACATACTTGATCTCTCCAGTATCCTCGTCATAGATGTTCTGTTTCGTAACGGTTTCTATGGGGCGGTTAAAGCTCCAAGCATCGGTCATATAAGGGGTGATCGTCAATGAAGGGCTTGAACATATAATTCCCTGTGAATACTTGTTTGTAGGTACTCCCGATGGTGTAATCATGGTGGCATTGTTGTTAACTACTCCAGTACTTTGTGATTGAGGACTAGCCACGGTGGTCGAGGCAAACACCTCAACAGGAAATAATAATATTGATATTACTGCCCAAAGGTAGTTTCGATTTGAGTTGTTTGTGTTGTGGTGATTGTCCTTGTGATATTCGTTATCGTGTCGAGTCCTGGTGAAATTACAGATTCGACTAAACTGAAGGATTGTCCAGGGGTTGTGATTTTCCATCTTGGGGTTGATTGGATGTCAGGTGCTTGCCATTGAAAATTTACGTTATTAATAGTCTGCACATCTTCTTTGGTTGCAGCAGGGTTAATGTAACCATCTGTATCAGTACTTTCAATATTATGACCACTTACTGAATAACTCCACCCTGTCCGATATTGATAACTCGATATTTGCTCGTTTATTATAGTCTGACTCGTGGAATTTGTCGTTTGAGAGCCAGTGCGGAATGTAGGGGTCACATTTGCCCATGCTCTTGTCGGTAGGAATATTAAAATTAATATCCAAAATTTAGTCAAGCGTAATTGTAACAGCACTTTGAATCACACAACTTGAACCAGAACCATTTTCAGCATCTGCACCGCTACAGGTATGCACTCCAGAACTTAAACTTGTAATCGTCAACCCAGCATGAGAACCACCAGCCCCGACTGTTGTCTGTCCACTTAATATTGGTAAAGTTGCAACCCCATTTGTAATTGTTAAATCTCCTGGGTCTTTGTCACCTAACATCAGCGATTCATTAATACTGAATGCACTACCAGCAGTTTTTACCTCCTTAACACTTGCAGTAACCGAAGGAACACCGTTCCAGTCATTACCACTGATCCCAGAATAATCCAAGCCACCTATTCTGTTTGCATAATAAGTTGGGTTGCCATCTGAATCATTTGATCCTGTTGCCACTTTTACATCAATATTGCTTCCACTTAATGAATAGGAAGATGCTGCCCTTTGAGTGACAATATAAGGCATATCAACTTGCATACTGGCAGAAGTTGTATATTTTGCCGTTATATCAGCATAAGCTGGTGCTGATACTAAGAATAGAAATGGAATTAGTTTTTTCATTTTTTTGTAGGATCAACTTTGATAACGTCAGGTTTTGTTGTGACGATCTCTAATGGCTGTTTTATTATGATGGTTTGAGTGCCACCATTAGAGTTACCAACAACACTATTTTCTCCTTCTTCTTTCTTTTTCTTCTTTGCTCCTTGCGCTGCATTAACACTTATTCCCAGCCCACCTAAAATATTTCCTAAAAGTCCAGCAGCAAAGGTACTATCCACTCTTGGTTGGTCTGGTATATCAATGCCGAATAATTTATTAGGAAGTTTTATATATCCAAGAGATAAAACCAGTAAACACCAAGTTAATATAAAAGCCTGTGCAATAGTAGAAACTAAAAAGGTAATTTTTTCCTGATAATCAGGCTTATCATCCTCTAATTGTTTTGTTTCTTTCGGTTTCTCTGCCATAACTGGGGTTTATTAGTCATACTATACATAAATATAGCTTAAATCAATGCCAGAGGTACACGCAGCACTGATTGGGGCAGCAGCCACCGCCTTCCTCATGGTTTTATCAAACATAAGCAACAGAAGAGAAAGAGATATAAGAGAAATATTTAACCGAATCAATCAGCTGGAGAAAGCCGTAAGTCGAATCGAGGGGCAGAATCGCTAATCTTTGGTATGTTTGGGAAAGAACACAAACTTTTATGTCTAAATTTTTAATCAATCTGTTCATCAAGTTCGGCAAAAGTGAATCGCTACGCAAGGCAGCTTTAAATCTTTTGAAAGATCTTGCACAGAAATCAGACAATGATGTAGACGATGCCATCGTCAAGATGATTGAAGAAAAACTCTTTCCAGTAAAATGAAAAAGAGAAAATTTCTAAACATCGAGATAGAAGATGCTCCACTGGAGCTTGAACTGTCGGTGGAACAGAGATGCCGTGACATCTTGGCCTCTGATGATATCTACAGCGTCAAACGGTATTGCACTCATCTGGTAAGGCATCAAATGAAACAGGATGTATTTCTTGCATCCTTACTTGGCCGTCTTGTAGAGCTTGAGGCTGCTAATGCTGCACATCAGGTAAGAAAAAATAAAAGAGGATTTATGAAACGCTTCTTTCGTACTGGTTAAGTTCTTCTTTTGTAAAATCTTTCACCAATAATTTATCAATCTTATCAATTTCAAAATTAAACTTCAGGATTGATGTTCTGATGTGTTCAGTAACCCATGCACCATCTTTATTTACAACCTGTGCTTTATTCCTTTCATTAATGAACACATAATGATCCTGACCTTTTAGTTGCACATCTAATAAATTTTTTTCTAAGTTTTTACGTCTGATCTCTTTCAAAGCTCTCAGCTTTTTTGAATCACTCATTTTCCAGTTCCGCTATCCTTTTATTTATAGCATCATATCTTACACAATATTCCTTAAGATCTAACCGTTCAAACCAGAATTTTTTCTGTAATTCTGCAAGCTGGTCATAATAATTTTTTATCAGGTCTTTATTTTTCATTTAACTCATACTTGGTAATCAATGCGTTTACAACATCTTCAGGCAGTACTTGTTTTAATAATGGATCAGACCAACCTTTAGGAGGTAACTGTATTACCTGACCAAACATATCTTCATCTTTACGTTGCCATGTGACCTCCCACAAAATAGCACCGCCAAGCATGATTTCATTATTTGGCTTTGCAGAAACTTTCATTTTTTCAAGACCTCTGATGGATACTTGAAAAGTAAATTGTTCATAGCCTTTGTTAGTTCCATTGCTATCCTTAAATTTTTTGTTCTCAAATCTTTTGCTTCTTTTTTTTCTTTTCCAATAGTTGGTTTTTTTGGAGAACTAGAATAAATATAATTAGAAGCAACCACAAAGGCTCTTATCGCCTGATTAAAGTCAGCATCGTCAATTTTTAAGTTGTAGGTGATTTTTTTGTCCATAATTTTATGAGAAGTTCAAGTTCAGCCACTCTTTTTTTGGCTGCTGCAATTTTTTCGGCTGTTGTCATAAATAAAAAAGGGGTCTTACATGAAATCAAATCGGTATCCGTCTTTCGTTACCTAAAGGACTTAGATGAACCAATACATTGAAGGAACTCAATCCGAGCATTGGGAACTCAGATACCTTAAAATTTTAATGCCCCTATAAATTAGGCTGGGATTGCTTCTGAGCTTCTACTCTTTACAGGTAATGTAAAGTCATTCACTCTTACCTGAATGGATGCTCCAGGTGTACCATCTCTTTTCTCAAAAGTATTAAGGTTGCCAGATCCTGTAACGGTAACTTGACTGCCTTTCTTTATATAATCCATGACAACATCTCCTTTGTTGCCCCATACAGTGCAATCAATCTGGACAGTCACATCTTGAATGTCTGTAAGTAGTCTGAAATTAGTAACTTTTATTCCAGTTGTTGTTTCCTTCTGTACTGGATCTGAGGCTAGGTTGCCAACGGCTGTAATGCTTAACATAATAATTTAATTAGTCAGGGTTGTTAGTTTTGTTCTGCCAATCCTCAATATCTAATCGGTTGTACCGAATAGTGTTATTAAGGATGACAGTCCATTTCGGGCCACTGGGATGACCCTTGCGAGTTTTGGTTCTCCAAAGTCGCACAGTTTGAGGTTTTACACCAAGCTCTTCAGCTAATTGATCTGAGGTTATAAGTTCATTCATGAATCCTCCTTCTCTAAAATAAGTGTCAGTAATCCATCTCTTTGATCTTCACTAATAGCATTAGTTTCATATCGTTTTGAAATGTTTTTCTTTAACAAACCGAGCTTGTCTTTGTTGCCTGGTTTATTTATGAAGGCTTCACATTCTTTGATGAACTTATCACTTTCGGATCTGTCAATCGGTTTATTACTTGAGACAGTTGGTTTACTATCATCAGGTTTTAACCATGCCTTGTCCTTATCGTATAAAGACAGGCCAAAGGAATCTCCAAACTGCATCAGACATCTTTTTCTTGCGTCACTCTCTGCCTCTTTAATTGCTGATTCATGCTTATCGCCAATACCACCCATGCGGCCATGACCAGCACCTGTTCCCTCTCTAATAACATTTCCAACGGTAATTCTTACCTTTGCAATGTAAGAAACACACTTGGAATCTTCAGCAACTAAAGATGTTTCTAATGTTTCAGAACTCCAGCCATCAAAACCGAAAATACGGTTGGCTTCTTTTATAACGTGCCAGCTTTCAACATAAGCTAACTGTTGACCGCCTCCACCGTTACGGAAAGAGACATTGTTTTTGTTAATTTTTTGATTAAGCAGTTTTTTCTGCTCTTCATTAAAACTCATTTTTCTAAGGGGGTTGAAAATGCCCATCGGGGCAGGGATAAAGATTGAACTCCTGTTTTACACCAGCTTGGCCAATCATCAAGCAGGCGACATTCGGCAATCTTATCTAAAGCTTCTCTAGACAGTTTTTGCCCTTCTTGCAACGCATCATCGTCAAGCTCCCATAATCCAACATCAAATGGATATTCAGATTGCACCACAAGAAAGATGAATCTTTTTGCTGATGGGATACCAGATAAATAGTGAGCGCATTGAAGATGATACTTAAAGTTGGCGACAGCCTTTGCAAAGTCTCTGGGGTTTGCTCCTGTTCTACTGGTTTTAAGATCCACAATAGTTTCTTTATTTAACCAGTCAGGTCGGCACTTACAGGTCAAACCAGAGGTGGTATCTTCCCACCAGTATGATTTTTCTGCAATACCAAAACTCAATAACTTTTTGGCATGGGGTTCTGCAAAGACCGCATCTCTCATCTTAATCGCATTTGCCATATCAGATTCGGTAACAGCAGTCATGCCTTTTTCTTCAGCCTCCTTTGCCTCCTCCTTACCTTTTTTGGTAGTCCTTGATGATACTGCAACAAATCTTTTTGTAAGCTCATCAGGTTCTAAAACTGCACAATGAGTTAATGTTCCCAAGAGCATTGCACTTGTCGGTTTATGTTCTGGCCTTTCAGGATTAAGAAAAGAGTTCCAGTAAGCTCTAGGGCCATGAGATACCATTACTTTTTGCATTGATGCTGAGATCGCAGAATCAGCATGGTATTTTTCGTTTGATATTTGGGTTGATCCTGTTGTCATGAGTCTGTGTACCTCTTTGTGTGTGGGCCGTATTGCATCATCAAACGTGGCCATGTTTTTAAAATAAGTGCCTTATCCTGTGGCATTGCAACAAGACCAGCTTGTGCAAGTCTCTTAAGAAAAGGTGATGCACTGGGGCAATCAATTACAGATGCAAATGTATTGAAGATTTCTTTGTCGGTCATAGTTAAAATTGGGTTGCCGAGGTCGGAGCGTTCAGGGGTTGGTCGCTTCTTCCTCGGTTGTTTATGGAAGCGCAGACCAAGATCATATTCAGTCATCATTGTTTTTTCTCAACTCTATTAAAAGTTTTACAACAAGCAAAAATGTCATATAAAACGTGAGAATTTAAATTATTTGGATTTTTTCTTATCCAACAATCACCTTCAGTTAAAAAACCACTACTTCTCAAAGTTAATAAAGTTCGTTCGGAAATGTTGAAATATTTAGAAGTATCTTTTTGGTTACTCCATTTTTTGTCTTTAGAATCAACTTTTTTTGCCTCTATTAATGCCCTATAAAATGCGGTGTAATTTAATCGTTCCTTACCATTTTTCTGAGTAATGACATAACCACAAGCTCGGACAAGGTCAGACTTGCTAACATCACCAAGTTCTCTGACTTTTGCAAGAAGATCATCACCAGTGAGCATCTCTTGTTTTTTTTCAGGTTGAGCATCAGAAGGTTCTAACTCGCTTTCTAGCTGTTGTTGAACTCTGTACAAAGCTGTTCTAAATTCAAAGAATAAGGCAATTTGTTTATCAGAATAAAAATCTTTGAGTTCTGGTTGTCCATCTTTGCCAACAATAGATTCTTGAACATGATAAGATTCAAATATTTTTTTATCGAAAAAGGAAATAAATAACTCAAAAACCTTTCGACCTAATTGTTTATCAAAAAAGGAAAAAGCTTCAATATCTCGTAAAATCCATTGAACTTTGTCATTGATAACACCATCAATTTCTGTATAGTTCATCGTTTGGCTAACTCCTGGCAGGCAGCCTCGACATTATATGTAAAGCAATCAATCTTGGTAGATTGAAGTAATGAATCTGTAAGTGCAAAATATCCTATGCCAAAAATGCAAAGATAGAGTAGAGCGTGTTTCATGGGGTTGGGTTTCAGGGGCTTTCTAATAATAACTAACGGTCAACACTTGTCAACGGTTCGTGAATAAATAATATCTTCGCAGTTTTTTATCTGAAGATGTATCAATGCAATTTTTTCTATTGCTGCATATACCTCAGACTTTGTTCTGGGTTTACAAAGATACTCAATAAACTTTTCTGACTCTTGTTCAAGAAAAGCCTTTTTAAATTGATACTCAAGCTTGTCGTTCATTTTCTAAATCCAAAACACGTTGTAAAGGAATAGCAGCACATAATGGCACAACGGAATTTCCTAATGCTCGCAGGCGGTGTGTCCAATTGGATAACCCATCATCTCCTCTACGAAGGCAGGGTTTAGACTCATAGGCTTGCCAGTTGGGGCTGAGAGTCGATCCTTTCTTGCCATAGCTGCTAGGCAAGTTCCAGATTGATGATCCTCTTTGCTCATACTGTATTTGTGTTCGTTGGCTGATGGTGTCGGAAGTTGTCTGATTATATCTGGAAGGGTCGGGCCATATCCTCTCTCCTGATATCCCTCCTTCTGATGTCCTTTGTAATCCCTTGTCCTCGGTGTTGGGAGCATTTGCAGATCCATCAGTTCTGTTGCCAATCCCTTGCTGTGTCTCTTGTCTTTCTTCGGGCTTTTGTCGTAATACATCGAGTCGTTGCAAACTGTCGGGGTAGGCAACGAGCCACCATCTTGCCCTCTGATGACAGGCTCCCAATGAACTTGCAGATATAACTGCCCATTCTGCATTGTACCCTGCTTCGGAAAGCTCTCCGAGAACGATGTCCAATCCGTTATTAAGGATCGCTGCCACGTTTTCCAAGATGACATATTTTGGTCGTACCATGCGTATGACTCTGATGAGTTCGTAAAAAAGACCTGATCTGGTTTCTTGCGTGATGCCTTTGCCTCGACCTGCCGTGCTGATGTCCTGGCAGGGGAATCCTCCGCAAACTGCGTCAAATTGAAAAGGCTCTGCTGTGAATGTTGTGATGTCATCGTGAATGGGTACGTTTGGCCAATGTTTTTTTAATACTTTTTGACAGTATGGTTCAATTTCAATGAATTGTGTAGTTTCAAAACCGCCAACAAGTTTTTCAGCACCATAAGAGAATCCTCCTATACCACTGAAAGTGTCTAATAATTTAAGTTTTTTAATTTACTTAGCCTCCCTAAGAAATGTTTCTGCCTCTTCTTTAGAAGCAAAAATTGGTGAAATGGTCATGCCATTTTCGTCTTGAATTTTCCATAACCAACATTTATAGATTGCATATGAATCTTTGTCTTTAATTACTTTGAATTTTGTCATTTTAAAGCTCCGTAACAAATACAATTTTTTCGTTTAATTTAAATTCTTTTTGAATTTTTTTTATAAATTCAATTTTGTTTTCTGCTTCAGCAGTAACACAAGCCCAAGGCTCAAGTTCTGCATAAAAAAGTTTTTTCATTTGATTAGTGGGGTTGCTATACCTTCATTATAAACACAAGAATCAACAACTGTCAACAAGGTTTCATTACTTTTACATCAAATCCTTTCTCCTTCAACTCCTCAATTCTATATTTCTGGATTTCACTTAATCTTCCCTTCGGCCCTTTTACCTCAATAAACTTGACCTCATCTGGTTTCATACATATCAGATCAGGTAAACCAGCTTTGTTGCACATAATTAACTTGATAACTGTCCATCCTTCTTTCTCGTGCTTGTCGATCAGCTTCTTCTGATATTGAGCTTCGGTCATTTCTATAATGCTTGATCGTATAGCTTTCCTTTGATTGTACTACCTGATAAACTTTTGGCTCAATTCCCTTTTCTGCAAAAATATAATGAATTTTATTCTTTCTATCCCTGCCAAGAAAACTTGCTCTTTCCCTGCCCTGTAAATAACTTAATGCAGAATAATCTATTCCTAAAAATATAAGATGATCAGCACTGCTTAAATTAACACCTTCACGACAACTCTTGACCTGACCAACAAAAACAGAATCACTTACAGCATTAAATATATCTGGATCATCTGTTGCCCTAGCACCAAAACTTTCTCTGAGCATTTTGCCTTCAGCTATAAAACAATATAAAATGGCAATCCTTCCACTGAAGTTATCTCTTATATATTCAATTTTGCTTTTATCAAATACAACAGCACCATGATTCTCAGTAATCACATGACCATTATAAATCTGCCTTAATTTGCTCATTACCTTTGCCCCTGTATCAGCCACGGCTGATCTTCCTCCAGGTCTGCCAATAACACCGTTTTTTATAATCCTCAAAGCTAACCTGTAAGTTCTTCTGGACATCTTCACAAGATGCACTTCCTCCTCAACCTCCTGAGTAAAACCAGCTTCCTTCTGGGTCATCTGCACTGTATAGGGTTCAATGTCCTTTAAAATTCTGCTTTGCTTTGCTTCTGAATAATCTTTGATAACAACACCAGTACCAACTCTCTTCTCCTTTATATCAACATAATCACTGGCCCACCTGTAAAAGTTCTGATATTTACTCCATAAAAAAGGTGTCAAAGACCATTGATGGTAAAGCTGGCTGAAGCTCTCAGGGCTTGGTGTTCCACTCATCAGAATGATGCTGTTATATCTAAGCTGCAAGATATTCTGGTATCGTTGAGATGGTTTTGGAAATGCTCCCACACTATGAGCCTCATCAACGATGATCATATTCCAGCTTGTACCCTTAAAATTTTTTAACTGTTCAAAGTTAGTTATGGATACTACCCTCTCAAGATTCATCTTCTCAACATCACTTTTTATACTTGGTATTGCCTTTTTCTTAGTTATCACCAACACTTTTTCAAGTGCCATATTCTTAACAACAGATAATGCAACAAGTGTTTTGCCTGTTCTACATTCACCACTTAAATATGCACATTTCTTGATCTGACAAAGCCTGGTTAATTTACTGCTTGCTGCTTTTTGATATTTTCTTAATACTACCATTGACAGTGTTGTTACTACTGCTATTGTACTTAGGAACGCTATATATGCAATACCTATGCAACAGAAACCGAAGAAAGCAATTCAAATCTATTTAGAAGAAGAGCAAATCCAGTGGCTTGATGATAATAAAGGGCCAGAACTAAAACGTGGTGGTGTCATAAGAAACCTAATTCGAGAAAAGATGGAGCAGGCTGCATAACAATGGACATAAAAGAAGAACTGCTTGGTCTTCCCAAGCACTGGGGTTTTGTTGCCGTTCAAAATAAAAGACCCTATCAAAACGATTGGCAGAATAATCCACTTACACGCTCACAACTGTTTAAAGAAATATCCTCAAAAAAATCAACAGGAATTGGTGTATGTTGCGGTGTTCCTTCAGGTGGTTTACTTTTCCTCGACCACGATGGTCCATCAGCTGCAAAAATATTAGGAGAATGGGGTTTTTCTCTTTCATCATTACCTCCATCATGGATGGTCACATCAGGTCGGGTCGGTAGATTTCAGATAATCTACCAAGTTCCAGAAAAATATTGGTCAAAGATAAAGACACGCAAATTTCAGACAGGTGTAAAAGATGAAGATGGTTCTGTTGAACAAATAGAACTGCGGTGGAATGGTACACAATCAATAGTATCTGGTAAACATCCAAAGACTGATGGTTATAGATGGATGGATGGCCGTTCACCAAAAGACTTGGAAATTGCAGAAGCTCCCTTTGCCATAATCGAAAAGATGATGGAGCAGAAGAAAAAAACAAAGACACCACAAATAGAAACATTAAATTCAGATACTGATAAGGCACGTTCTCTCCTTCAATCAATAAATCCAAATCGACTTGATGATTATGATGCCTGGCTCAAAATAGGCATGGCTGCTCATTCAGTTGGTGATAATTCTCTACTCCACGATTGGGAACAGTTATCACAGAAAAACAGCAAGTATCAATCAGGGGAATGTGAAAAGAAATGGGCATCATTTAAATCATCTGGGGTTTCACTTGGCACTCTCCAGAAGTTTGCTTCAGAAGATGGTTGGACTCCACCACCACGATCTTTTCCCACTTCAATCAAACCAGCAGAAGAACCAACAACAGTTCCTCGCAAATTAGAACAACTTACATCACAGGAACTTATAAATTTTTTGCGCAACCTGAAACAGGAAATCAGATTCAATACCTTTTCCCATTCAATAGAAATGGATGGCAAAGTAATTAAAAATATTGAACTTTTTTACCTGACACTTGCAGAGCTTGGATATAAAGTGCCAAAAGAAATGGCCATAGACTGCCTTTTAAAAGTAGCTCATGAGAATGAATATGATCCTGTAAAGCTATATCTTGATCACTGTTATAACGAAATCCAACCAACTTATATAGATAGACTTGCCTCTACATATCTAAGGCCACAGGATCAAAATTTAAAAGAACCAACCATATATGATGTGATGCTCAAGCTTACTCTCATCAACGCAGTAAGGAGGGTTTATATACCAGGTTGTAAGCATGATTCGGCAACTGTTTTACAAGGTTCACAAGGCATCAAGAAATCATCATTCTGGCAAACATTATTCGGCCCCTTCTTCTCAGATGCTCTCGGTGATATTTCTTCAAAAGATGATCTTTTAGTCCTTCACCGTTCATGGGGAATGGAGTGGAGCGAAATTGATGGAGTTACAAGTCGCAAACACGCTGGAACAATAAAAGCCTTTTTATCAAGATCCACAGACCTGCTAAGAGTTCCCTACGGTAAAGCTGTTGAAGAGTGGCCAAGAAGAGGCATCATTGTCGGAAGTACAAACAAGGAATCAGGTTTGCTAATAGATGACACAGGAAACAGAAGATTTCATATAATACCCTGCACCTTAAAATCAATCGACCTCGATTCCTTACAACTAGAAAGAGACAGTATTTGGTCGGCTGCTGTTCATGCCTTTAAAAATAAAGAATCGCACTTTTTATCTTTTGAACAGGAAAACCAGATTGAAAAAGAAAATCTCGGTTATATGGTTGATTCCCCATGGCTTTCAGTAATAACCAAATATTTAAATGATCCAGCTAACGCTGTAAAGGACATCACAATTGAACTTTTATTAACTGAAGCAGTGGAGAAACCAATCGAAAGGCAAACAAAATCTGACATCATGACTGTCTCATCCATTCTCAAATCCTTACAATATGAACGTAAAAGAAAACGATTGGAAGGAACACCTAAATGGGTATGGTTCTTACCTGATCTCACCCCTGTTCTCACTACTGGGAACGCTCAAAACCTTTGAAATTACTATCTTATATATATATGTTCTCTATGTTCTCTATGTTATATATATATATATAATAATAGATAATATAGGGGGATATATAGGGTTAGGTAAGTCTTAAGCATTACTGGGTACACTTAGGAACGTGAGAACAACCCCTAGTCTCATATGAGTCTCAAATTACACAAATATTCATATTTTCGCTTTTCCGTGTAACATCTATGTAATGGCTAAAAAAGGCACAAAAATAGAAACTCTCATGAGGTCACGCAAACTTGGCGAGATTATTGCCAAGGGTGGTCGTAGATCTGATTGCGTTAAATATGCTTTGAAGAATTGGGGGGTCAGTGCTACAACAGCAGATAAGTATTTAGAGATTGCTAGAGCCGAGATGAAAGCCGATTGGGATATGGAAAGACCTCAAATGGTGGCAGATCTTTTATCGCAAGCTGCAACGCTTCAAGTGGAAGCAAGAGAAAAAGGTCATTTGCATATTGCTCTCGGTGCGATCAATACAGCAGCTAGACTTGCACAGATTATTTCGTGAGCATTTTAGATACAGTTCAACCTGGAAAAGTTTTATATCAGATCGGTGCTTATGATTTACCGACTGCGACTGAAGCAATAGAGCGTATAAATCAAGATTTACTTCCGCATCAATCAAAGTTTTGTGATGACCTTGACCATAGAAAACTAGCTCTTGTCTGCGGCTTTGGTGCTGGTAAAACTCATGCGCTAATTTCAAAATCTTGCATATTGGCTGCACTCAATGTGGGTCATGTGTCGGCAATCTTTGAACCGACTGCGCCCATGCTTCGAGATATTTTGCAGAGAACGATGAATGAACTATTGGATCAATGGCAGATTCCTTACACATTTAGAGCATCACCATTACCTGAGTACAATTTGGAATTTGCAGAAGGAACTCATACAATCTTGCTCAGAACAATGCTTACATATCAAAGATTGAGAGGCCAGAATCTCTGTGCAGTTGGATTTGATGAGGCAGATACTGTTCCAAAACGTGATGCAGAACAGGCAATGAATATGGCACTTGCAAGACTTAGGTCTGGAAATGTTCAACAGTTCTACGCCACAACAACTCCCGAAGGCCATGGCTGGGCATTTGAAACTTTCGAGAAAAACAAAAAGTCTGATACAGGATTAATCCAGGCAAAAACAAAAGATAATCCTTTTCTTCCCGACAATTTTATTCAATCTCTTGAGGAAAATTATCCACCGCAGTTAATAAAAGCTTATCTCCTTGGCCAATGGGTCAACCTTACCAGCGGTCAGGTTTATGACCGTTTTAATCGTAACGACCATGTAATTAATCAGATACCGTTTGACATCAAGATGGAAGTGTTGAGAATCGGGGTGGATTTTAACGTGATGAACTGCAATGCCGTAGTCGGTGTCAAGTCTGGAGACAAGTTATTTATCATTGATGAAATATCAAAACAAAATGATACAGATGCCTTGGCGCAAGAAATTAAAAGACGTTATCCTTCAAACAGAATATTAGTTTACCCAGACGCTAGTGGTTCAGCACGTTCAACGATTAATGCATCAAAAACAGACATTGCAATTCTCGAAAGTTACGGATTCAGTTCAATGGCTCTCAAGAGCAACCCCTTTATCAAAGATAGAGTTGCAACCGTCAATGCGTTACTACAGAACGGCAAAGGGGAAAGACGTTTGGCGATTCATGCCAGTTGCACTCGTTTGATTGAGTGCCTTGAATTGCAGAGCTACGATGAAAAGACAGGAGATCCTGATAAACAGAATGGATATGACCATCATGTCGATGCGCTTGGATATTTAATTTATCGTGAATTTAATATTCTTTATGGTAGAACAGGCAAGCCAACTGGTATTAGAATATATTAAAAGTAATGGTACTATGAGGAAAAACCGTGTATAGCTCTCTGAATATTTACAATCAGCCTGTAACACTAGCTCCTACAACGGTTGCAAGTCCTAATGCTGCGTATCAGAGGATGGCAAATTTCTGGGGTCTGATTGAAGATTTGAAAGAGGGAACATACAAAATCCGTAGTGAACATAGAAAATATCTTCCACAACTTGAACGAGAGGTAGACGATAGCTATGATCGTAGACTCTCCAGGTCAAATGTAGTTCCCTTTATGCAGCGAATCGAGAAGATGTTAGCTGGAATGTTAGTGCGAAAACCTGTTCGTCTTGATGGTGTTTCTGATTTAGTAAGGGAGCAGCTTTTTGACGTTTCGTTAGAGGGCGATGATTTGAATGTGTGGCTTTACACTACGGCAAGAACAGTTATTTCTTACGGTCATTGTGGTGTGCTTGTAGATGCTCCGAAGGATGGAGATAAAGTCAGACCATATTGGGTAACATACGAGCCAAAAAATATTCTGGGATGGAGGACAGAAGTTATTGATGGTGTAAGACAGCTTACTCAATTACGATTAATGGAACAGGTTGTCGAACCTGATGGTAAGTATGGAGAGAAGATTGTAAAGCAGATCAGAGTATTAGAACCTGGAAGGTTTGAGATACATAGAAAAGACAAAAAGGGTGAATATAAATTACATGATGAGGGAGAGATGAGCATAAAGGATAAAATTCCTTTTTCTGTTGCATATTCAAACCGAGTTGGATATTACGAAAGCCGAAGCCCTTTATATGACATAGCAGAATTGAATCTCAAGCATTATCAGATACAGAGTGACCTTGACAATATTCTGCATATTAGTTCAGTTCCTTTACTTGCAGTTTTTGGTTATCCAAACAGTGATGAGATTACAACAGGGCCAAGTGAAGCACTATCATTACCACCCGAATCAAGGATGGAATATATCAGCCCATCAAGTGATAGTTATGAAAGTCAATTTAGAAGGCTTGAAGATTTGAAAGATCAGATCAATACATTGTCACTGGCTGCGGTGCTTGGGCAAAAGTTAGTTGGCGAGACAGCAGAGGCCAAGAGGATAGATAGATCACAGAATGACAGCACAATGATGGTCGTAGCCCAACAGATGCAAGATCTGATTGATAACTGTCTCAAGTTTCATAGTGAATATCTCAACGAACCAAATGCTGGCAGCAGTTTTGTTAACAGAGATTTTGTAACCGCAAGATTAGAACCACAGGAGATTCAATCATTACTTGCATTATTTACTGCTGGTACTATCAGTCAAGAAACATTACTTACACAGTTAAGCAGTGGTGAGATTCTCGGTGATGATTTTTCAGTAGAGGAAGAAGTAGAGGCAACACAAGCTGGTGGGCTGATCGAAATGGAAGCCCCAACAGAACCTGACGCAGCTTAATGAATGTCAATTCCAGAGGTATTTTTTAGAGAGACTATTGATCTCAACCGTTTCAGTAATGCTGTCGCAAAAAAATATGCCGTTACTTATAACGAGGTAATTTTAAATGCTGCTAAACAATTAAGAAATATTGAATTAAGACAGAGAAGGGCTGGAGAGGCAGTTGTTGTTGCACCACAAACAAGAAAAAGACTAAGGGCAATCATAAAACAGGCAAAAGATAGCCTGAATACATGGTCTGGTGCTACGGCAAGAGATTTTAAGAAAGAATTACAGGGGATAACTCTTTTACAGCGAGATTTTATTGTAAATGAACTAAAAAAGGTGACAGCATCTGGTGATGTGCCGATTAATAGCGTTGCCATAAGTCCAAAATATGCAGAATCTGTAATAATGACAGACCCAACACAGATAAATATATTTACAACTGAACAATTTAAGGAAGATGCTTTCAAAAGATTCGGTGCTGGCAAATTTGAACTGACCGCAACTCAAGGATCAGCAGTAACTTTGCCTAATGGCGAAACTGTAAATAAAGCATTTAGAGGTATTGCTGCCAGTTCACAAGAAAAACTTGCATTAGCCATAAGATCAGGTGTATTTAGTGGAGAGACAACACAACAGATTGCAAGACGATTAGTTGGAGATTTAAATTTTGCAGATTTTGGCCCATTATCTGTCAAACAACTTGCAGCATCGGGTGGAGAACTTACAAAACTTGCAAATCATCAAATCCAAACGATTGTAAGAACTTCTGTAAATCAAGTACAAAACCAAGCATCACAGGCTGTTTATGCTGCAAATAGCAAAGTTGCTCCTAAATATGAATATGTTGCAACATTGGATTCAAAAACTACACCAATCTGCCAGAGACTTGATGGCCAACAGTTTGCGTATAACAAGGGGCCGACACCTCCACAGCATTTTAACTGTAGGTCAACCACTATTCCTGTTGTTGACTTTGATGGATTGCAAAAAAAATATCCTGGACTTGAAAAGCCACCCGAAACTGCACTTGATACAAGACCAAGCATCACAGGTCGAGTTCCACAAAATGTTGCATATGGTGATTGGTTATTGAATCAAAAAAAAGATTTACAGATAAAAACTCTCGGCAATGAACAGAGAGTTAGATTTTTCAAAAGATTAGCAAATAAAAAAGGTAGCTCTGGTCAAAAGGCATTGAGACAAATTATTAGAAGCGATGGCACAGAAAAAACATTAGACCAAATAAAAAAAGAATATAAACTATAGATATGCCATTAAAAAAAGGAAAATCTGAATCTGTTATCTCAAGCAACATCCGTTTGCTGATGAGAGAAGGGAAGACGTTAAAGCAGGCACAGGCCATTGCATTATCTACAGCAGGCAAAAAGAAAACAGCTAAGAAACGTAAAAGGAAGTAATATATAAACAGTTACTTTTATTGTTATGCCATCACACTATGGATCAATGAAGCCAAAGGGTAAAAAGAAAAAAAAGGGAGGTAAAAAATAATGGGATATACATTTAAAGTTCAGACTTATGATGAGTCAAAGCCAAAGGTTGAAAACTGCGAAGTCAAACCTAAAACAACTAAGAAAAAATCTAAAAAGTGACTAGAAAAAGAAGGCGAGTTCCAAAGGACAAAAAGACAGGTGTTCCAAAGAAATATCTGTCTGGGTCAAAAGATAGAGCAGCGAAAGCGGCTGAGATCAAGAGAACTGCCGAAGCCTACAGAAAAGGAGAATTTATTGATATAAAGGCTGTATCTAAATCACGCACCAAGCAAAATGTCTCAAGCAAAAAGAAGAAAACCACTAAGCGAAAGCGTAAAAGCTAGCCTTAAGAAAAAGGCAGAAGGTACTCGCTTTTTTTATGGTGAACTTGCAGAAGTTTACCGCAAGGGTCAGGGTGCATATCTTTCTGCTGGTTCTCGTAATGTACCGATGGGTGCGTGGGCAATGGGCAGAGTGAATAGTTATATGACAGGTAAAGGTGGAGCAAGAACAGCAGACGCTAAAATTTATTCAAAATATCAAAAGAAAAGATAATGGCTCCACTAACAAAAAAACAAAAAGAAACCTTGAAAGCTCATTCAGTGCATCACACTAAAAGGCACATGAATTACATGGTAAGAAAAATGCGTGAAGGCATGAGTTTTGCAAGAGCGCATAGAATGGCACAGGAGAAGATAGGCAAATGACATTAAGTAAAAAAGAAAAGATAGAACGTAAGCTGAAAAAGTATGGCTTAACAGAAGTTAACAAAGCAAAACCAACTCCAGGTCATCCAACAAAATCTCATGTTGTGCTTGCAAAAAAGGGTGATGAGGTTAAATTAATCAGGTTTGGACAGCAGGGAGTCAAAGGTGCTGGCAAGAATCCAAGAACAAAAGCAGAAAAGCAGAGAAGAGCTAGTTATTACGCAAGACATAATGCCCAGAACCCAAATCCAACGATATTTTCACCGTTATTTTGGTCACATAAGGTCAAATGGTAATTTTCACGATAATATTATAAATAAATATTACGATTTTTTATGTCAGACGAACCAATCAAACCAAATCCTTCACAGGCAGAAGTTGATGCTTTGAAAGCAGAAGTTGAATCAATGAGAAAGAAAAATGCTGAATTATTAGATGATTATAAAAAAGCAAAAGAGACAGCAAAAGCTGTTCCACAGGATGTTGATGTGAATGCCCTTATTGCATATAAACAGAAAAAAGAACAGGAAGAACTTGAGGCACAGGGAAAATATGAAGAGGCAAGAGAAAAACTTGCAACTCAGTATCGAGAACAAGAAGCAGCCAAAAACAAAAGGATTCAAGAGCTTGAGCAAAGACAAAGAGAGCTTGAAGTTGAAGCCCCTGCTGTCAGTGCATTAGCTGATGTCGTACATGACCCACAATATGTTTTGTCAAGAATAAACAGAGATCAACTTGCAAGAGAAGCTGATGGCACTGTTGTCATTGTTGATGGTTATAACAGAACACCTGTGAAAGATTGGGCGCAACAGAAAATGCCTCAATGGGTACAGAAAAACCCAAGACCACAGGGAGGTGGGGCTACAACAACTAAAGTCACTGCTGATGTAATTACAGGAGAAGCCAACCCATTTGCCAGAGAATCTTTCAACCTAACTGAGCAGGCTAGATTATATAGAACAGATATAAATAAATATAATATGTTAAAAAACGCAGTTTCTAGTTAATATAGAGTCAACGTGGTTGTGCCATGTCAGAGGTTGTGCCTCGAAGTGAACATATTACTTAAATTCTCATGGCGACATTGCGCAGTGATTTAATAATACCAGAAGTGTTCACGCCCTATCTTATTGAGGAGACAACTAATAGAGATGCCTTCCTACAGAGTGGGGTAGTAACACCTTTGGCAGAATTAAATCTTTCAGCAGAGCGTGGAGGAGATTTCGTTAAGATCCCTAAAGAGTAGTTGGGGCTTATGTTGGCAACAGCATAATGAAACAAGGTGAATTGCTGGAAGTCCACCATTAAAGGATAATCAGCAGCCAAGCCAGTCCACAAGCTGGAAGGTTCAGAGACTAGAAGCCGACAGGAAACTGAGTAATGCTTCCACGAGTGCCTTGCAACCCTCTGGGTTGAAGATATAGTCCGACCTACATCAATGGCAAAGATGTAGAACCGAAAGATAAAGAGCTTTCGGGATAACAAAAGTGTTCTACAAAGCAAACCTATCTGGAGACTTTGAAGTTCTCACAGATTCATTATCATTAACACCTGGAAAGATCACAGCTGACAACCAGATTGCAGCCGTGCTACATCGTGGACGAGCATTTTCTTCACGGGATTTAGCCGCACTTGCAGTTGGTGGTGGCCCAGATCCAATGGCTGCTATCGCTCAGAAGATGGCTGCTTATGTTAACAACCAAAAGCAGAAGGATTTATTCTCCTGTTTAACTGGTGCATTTGGTTCTATCAATGCAAACGACAGCAACTCTGCTTTGTTTGATTTAACAATTGATTCAGAATCAGGTGATTCTCCAACAACATTAAGTCCTCGTCATATTGCAAAGGCAAAATCTTTACTTGGAGATCAAGGATCAAAACTAACAACAGTTGCGATGCACTCCAACGTCTATGGAGATTTGTTAGAGCGAAATATGATTGATCGCATCTACGACAACACAGGCGCACCCGACACAGGAGCGACAGGTGGTAGCACAGTCAGAGCATTTGATGGCCCTAATGTTGTTGAAACATTTGGAGGTCTTAGAATTATTGTTTCGGATGATGTTCCAACAACAGGTTCTGGTGCTTCAACGGAATTCAGTACGTTCTTTTTTACAGAAGGAGCAGTTGTCACAGGTGAGCAGGCACCAATCAGAACACAAACAGATAGAGACATTCTTGCTTTAGAAGAAGCAATGGCTGTGGATCTCCACTACATCTATCATCCTGTAGGTCTTAAATACGCTGTTTCAACAGTAAACCCAACAAGAACTGTGTTGGAAACTGTTGCTTCATGGTCGAAAGTTTATGAGACTAAAAATATAGGGATTGTCAGGGCGACCAACGTGTCCAACATGGATTAGACGAAAACCCTTGCTATAACTAGGATTTTAAAATCATGGCTTCTATTTTTGAAATTGGTGCTGGTAGTTTAATCGGCCCAACAGACGGTGGTACTGTAACTCAGGCTACTAACAAATCAACAGGTGTAACTCTCAACACTGAGAGTGGACAGATAACAATGAATAACGCTGCATTAGCTGATGCTGCTGAAGTATCTTTCACAGTTACTAACAGCAAAGTCGCTGCAACAGATGTTGTCGTTGCTTGTCATGGTTCTGCTGGAACTGCTGGTGCTTACATCGTAAGTGCTAACGGAATCGCAGCTGGATCATTCAAGATCACAGTTTCTAACGTATCAGGTGGCTCTCTAAGTGAAGCTATCGTTATTAACTATGTTGCTCTAAAGGGAGCATCTAGCTAAATGGGAATGTTCGCTTTCAGGCGAATGAGAGTGAGGAATGAGGCTGCTCAAAAGGCAGCTTCATTGACTCCAACTCTTGAAAAGCCAAAACCAAAACCAAAGCCCAAAAAGGTAAAACTAAATGGCGATAACACTTGATGCAACTGTTGGTGGTGCTAACGCAAACACCTATATAACACTTGATGATGCAAACTCATTTATTGAGGGTTTAGTCCTCAGTGATGACGCTGCTGCATGGGATGGGTCAAGCAACGACAATAAAAACCGTGCTTTATTCACGGCTGCACAAAGAATTGATCGTGAAAAGTTTTTAGGGGCTAGGGTAGATGATACCCAGGCACTTGAATGGCCAAGATCGGGAGTAAGAAAACCTGATACTTACACCAACCTTTATGGCTTATCTTTTCCAAACAGATTAGTTGCTGATTATTACACCGATACTGAAATCCCAGATCGTGTTAAAAACGCACAGGTCATCTTAGCGGTATATCTCAACAACAATAGGAACGGTTTGGAGTTGAGTGGCCTGGAAGATTTTGCAACTGTTAGTATCGGTAATATAAATGCAACCCCCAGATTTTATGGGGCAGTTGGTATTGATCGAATCCCACCTATAGTTGATCATTACCTGATGGGTATTAGAATAGGTGGAAGAGCAAACTTATCAATCAAGAGGTCTTAAAAATGGGCTACGGCTACCAATATCCAGCAGGGATAATCATTACAGATACAAATGCCCATACTGGCAGATTCGGTAAGGTGCATTGCTTATCAAATGCAGAGGTAACTTTAGTTGCTGAGAACTTAACAGAAAATGGTTCTGCAACAATCAATGGCATCACCATGAAATCATCTTCAGAAATTGAAGGTGTAATTACAAGCATCACTCTTGCAAGTGGTCAGGTCATAGCTTATTCATTATGAGTCTTGCCAACGCACTGAAAAAGGCAGCATCAAAAACTCTTAGTAAACTTGGAGGTGATGTGACTATCAGACAAGTAACGGCTGGCAGTTATAACACAACCACTGGAGCTATTACAGAATCTACATCTGATACTACTGTTAAAGGTGCGTTAAGCAATGTAAACAGA